ATCTTTGTCGTTGGTGCAATCGTGGGTCTTTCAGTCCTATGTTGACTTAAAAAATTAAACTTCTTTAGTTTCATTCTGGATTTATTTGTCATATATAAGTTGCTCCTAATTAATGTTAATCATAACGAATGTAGATTACTCCTTTCTATGCTTGTGTGGGTTGAAATGCTTGTTCATCTGGTTCTAACGCAAATGGTAAACCATCTTTTACAGCGGTTATTCCCATTGTATGTTGTCTAGTTGGGTATGAAAATTTATGTCTGAGTGTCTTTACTAAGTAAAGTCCAGAGTAAAATTTATTGGTTGGTGGGTCACCATCATCACCACCCACACTTTGTAAATTTACAAAGACCATGTCTCCAGCAGTGAGTGCAGTGTATCCTGTGACTTCCATCTTAATACTTATACCATTGTGAATTTCTGAAAACTTAGATTGTCTTCTAAGTATGGTTTTATTTCTCTGATTTGCATCTTTTTTTAGTTCAAAGAACATATCGTTATCAGACTTATCTTTTGAATTTGCAATGACAGATATGTTAGAGTTTGTTAGCTCATCATCAGATGCATCAAGTGACTCTCTAACATACAACCTCTCCTCGTTTATTCTCTCATCACTTTTGTAACTCTCATCATCAAAGTAGTTAAAAGTTTTTGTTTCTAATTTTTTACGAAAAAGATTGTGTTCAAAAACTTTCGCACCTATCATTCCCTCTGTATTATTACGGAGGAAATCATTTCCTTGTACTAATTCAAAGTCTAATATTCTTCTAAAATGTTGTGTTATTTTACCAGAGTCCTGTTCGTTATTATACTTCTCATCAAATCCTTTATCACCATTATGGAACAAACCTCTGGGTTCTCTTTCAAATAAATTTTGTAAAGTTTTAAAATGAAGTCCATTCTTGTTTGCAAAGAACACATACTCAGAGGAGTTATTTTCCTCAGATATAGCTTCCTTTGTAAGTTTTGTTATGAATGTAAGTGGATTTGCGTTTTGAACTATGTATGACCTACTACCTTTTGTTCGTTCAATATTATCGACAACCTTGTCAGATGGTAATCCCAACTCCGTCACTAACAAGTCCTCCACCATCTCACCTATATTAGACTTTGTTTTAACATATGATTTTGATAATCTTTTAGTTGAACTGGTAAGTGCATGATCAGATATGAATTGCAATTCAAAAATTTGAGTTCCAGAACCGATACTAGTTCTAAGTGGCATTTTATGAACTCTTAATTGTATATCTGTAAAGTCAATCAACTTTGTTGTTCCATCGTCAAATGGTTTTCTGAAGTCTGGAGATGGTGTCTGTATTTTCATACTTATTTTTTCTTGACCAATAAATGCACCCTTTGTAAGTAATTCTCTAGTATCTGCAACTACGACACTACCCATTATTGAGTGAGAGAATATACTTTCAAATATATTAATCTCTGTCAAAATAAAATCTTTATCTAAATTTAATATTTGACCTGTAGGTAATATTAGTTTGAGTTCAAGTATCTCAAACTCGCCTGCATAGTCAACACCACCCACATCCATTATAAAGGACTTTCACTCATAAGTAGTTCAAACTCCTGTACGAACTGGTCAACGAAACTTGGGTCTAACAATTTTATTTTTCTTTTCCTGTCTTGTTCTGACTGTTCATATTCTCTGTTAGTGATGACAGTTGCACCACTGTAGAAATCTGTGTCCCCACTATAGAGTGCAGAGTTATTGTATACTTCTATCTTAGTTCTAGTATTACCAGAACCCTGTTCAATCTCATAGTGATGTACACCATCTGGATTATCATACTTTTCATTTACATATGTGTTGAATTGTTGTTCATACATTGGCCAGTCATGATAACGATCTGTAATTTCATTTGTCAGTAGTATAACCCAATGTAGTTGTGGGTCATTATATAATCGGTCTGCAAGACTCTCTGGTGTGTCACCATTTCTAATATCGTAAGTATCATACATCATTGCACTATCTTTTACTTTCGCTCTGATTGCAACTCTTTTCAAAAGATTAGTAACAACCTTTGGATTACCTTGACCCTTTGAGTCATATTGAATTTTTGGAAAAGATGAAAAATACATTAGTAACCCTCGAATATTCTTTCTCTTGTGATAAGTTCCATTTCTTTAAAGTTTAGTGTTAATGTTGTTTCGACTGGTTGAGCACCCTCTGCATCTGCCTCAAATGTTTTATATCTATCCCCACCATAAGTTACGTTCATGTTTTCTAATACGCAAGTTGATATATTGTGTAGATGTAAGTTCTGATTCCCTGTGTACATATACGCAATGTCAAAAGTATTTGGTACTAAAAGTCTTCTACCACCTCTGTTACCTCCAACAAACTCTGGCATCATGTTCGCTTTAAATGCAAACACAATTCTTCGTATCATGTCTACCTCTCGTCTATCTTTGGGTGTCATTTTAAAAGTATATTGAAAGTTTCTTTTGTTGATACCTTTAAATGCAAGTTCTAATCTGTCTGCAATTACGTTACCACTTTTCATCTCAGATACCTCTCTGACACCACCAAGGCCAGGTATCACACCGATTGATGAAAGTAAAAACATTTGTAAACTATCTGCGACATCTGTTGAGATATTTTTTAATTGTCCTATCGCATCACCACCTCTACCAGCGACTAAATCATTGTATGCATTTAGCGCTCCCTCTGTGACTGCACCTATCTGTGTATCTTGATATTGGGCACCATAAGTGACTTGTACTGATTGGGGCATATACATCGCAATTGATGTTGCAAGTCTTTTGGTAGGTGCTCTTTTTACTCTGACTGTAGAACCACCAGCAGCTTGACCTTTTAACAAACTTGATTGCACCTCTTGTTCTTTTTGTTGTGCAAGGTTACCACCACCAGCGCCTGGAGAAAAATTATCATTGACATTTCTTTTGAGTAACGCATCTTGACTTCTTTGTTTCTGATAACCCTCAGATTGAGAACTATACTGTCTTACGAAAGATGGTATCTTATATGGTTTTGCAAGATTTTCTGCGATACTACCACCACTTGCTCTATCACTCATGGACAATTGTGCTTTGTCTTGTTCATTAATATAGAACATAATATAGTGACCATGATTACCAAGAGCTGCATCACCAGATGCAACATCCATAGGAAACTCAAGAATATTTGTTTGTCCTCTAGGTGACGTACCTGCTGATGCGTTAAACCTTAGTGCATCACTAACCGCTTGGTTTGCGTTTGCAATTGCGTTTGCAATACCCTCACGACTTACTTGGGAGGCCCTACTTAGACCAGGCATATGCGTTGGTGTAGTACCTATATCATTAGATATATTACCAGACAAGTGTTTGTAGACCATTTAGTATCTCACTTTCTTTATAAGTATTTATACATGAAGTCGTATAAAGGTAAGTATAAACCATTGAACCCTAGAAAGTATAAGGGTGATGCATCTCAAGTGATATATCGTTCACTCTGGGAACGAAAACTTATGGTCTATTGTGATAACAATAAATCTGTAGTCGAGTGGGGAAGTGAAGAAATAATTATACCATATCGCTCACCCAAAGATGGTAGAATACACAGATACTTCCCAGACTTCTACATGAAAGTTAAACAGTCAGATGGAACATATAAAAAGTTTGTGATTGAAGTCAAACCTAAATCACAATGTAAAGAACCTGTAAAGAACCCAAAACGTAGAACTAGGAAATGGTTGAACGAGGTATTTACTTACGCAGTCAATCAAGCAAAATGGAAGTCAGCAGAGGAGTTCTGTAAAGATCATGGAATGGAGTTCAAGATTTTCACAGAAGATCATCTGTTCCCTCAGTATAAATAATACATGGCAATCAAGAACTTCATACAACAAGTGCAACAAGCTGCAAAAGGTAGACCAAAATCTACTGAATGGTATAGAGATAAAATCAAAGAGTTTGGAACACCCAAGACACTCGACCTAATCCGTGATGGTAAACAAGCAAAGTCACCCTTTGGTGGTGTGTTGAATATGTTTGTCTATGCACCTAAGTTCGCAAGGAAGTTACCATACTATGACACATTTCCTCTGGTGTTACCCATAGAGTCATATTCAGATGGTTTTCTTGGTATCAATCTACATTACCTACCTATATCACTAAGAATAAGATTATTAGATAGACTGAATGATTTTAGTTCAGATACAAAATTTGATAAGGGTACGACTTTAGATGTTAGTTATGATAAGGTTAAAAAAATAAGTTCAGTCAAACCAACCATACATAAATATTTATCTGGATATGTGAGATCACGATTTCGTAGAATAGATGCAGACGAGTTTGTGATTGCAACATTATTACCAGTGCAAAGATTTAAAAAGGCGACTGCAAGTCAAGTCTATAGTGATAGTAGGAGAATGATATAATGTCGTTAGGTAGTATAATACAGGGAGTGATAGGTAATCCGTTTGGAAGTGCAGTATCGGGAGCTGCGTTTGCAACTATAAATGAAGCACTATCAGGTTATAGAAGTAGTGATGGTGGTATTGCAAGACCATCACGATACGAGGTAGTTATACTACCACCTACAGGTAGTCCAAATAATCCATTCACATCAGCGTTAACTGCAACAAATAGTGCAAGAGATGTATCACTAAAATGTGAAAACATATCTTTTCCAGGCAGAAACATAGATACAACACCAGATACAAACATATATGGCCCGACCAGAGAAATTGCGACAGGGTTCTCTTTTGCAGAACTAAGTGCAACATTTCAGTGTAGTTCTGACTTGAGAGAAAAAGAGTTCTTTGAAAACTGGCAGAAAGCATCATTCAACGCAAACACATGGGCTATGCAATTTTACAACGATTACATCGGTGAGATACAAATATATCTTTTAGATGAACAGAACAACAGAAGATATGGTGTAAAGATTTGGGAGTGTTTTGCAAAGAACATCGCCGAACAAACACTAAATTATGGAACGATAAACGAACAATTAAAATTGAACGTGACATTTTCATATAGATACTGGACTAATCTTGGAACAGAGGCGACCTTACCACAACCATTGACTGATAGAATAACTCAGAGAGTCACTGATACTGTAACTAGGAGATTGACTGCACAGATAC